GAGCGCCATGTCAGCTTCCTTACGATCCGACGTTTTCGCCGGCGGCCAAGTCCGCGATGAAACTGTGATGCGTCACGCGCCGGCCGTCTGCCAGCAGATGCGGGAAGCAGCGCAGCCGCTTGATCGGAGCGCCGTTGTCGGTAAACACGCCAAGGTCCAGCGCATACAGATTGCCGTTCTGCCAGTCTCCGACGATAACCTCCGCGTTGGCATAGACCGCGCAGTTCATGCGGTGCCGCTGCTCGGCACCGTTGGCGTCCAGCCAGCACAGTTCGCACCATTGCTTCGTGGTGATGTCCAACGCCCAGGTCTTGCCCGCCGTCGGGAACGTCAGCACGTAGAAGAAATGCCCGCCGATCTGGAATGTCATGCCGATGGCGTCGGCCAAGGTCGGATACGTCGCGAACTCCGTCTCGATGGCATAGGTGCTGACGCGCGTTGCCTGATAGTTGGCGCCCTGCATGACGATGCCGAGGCCGTAGCGGTCCTGGCCCAGCCACAGCACCGTGTTGTCCAACTCGGCCGGCGAGTATATCGCGATGGTGCCGCGATCTATGAATACGCCGGGCATCTGGCCGAACGGAAAGTCCGGCGTGCCCGCGTCGTACCAAACCTCGGTCGTCGCTGTGCCGATTAGCCAGATTTCGCGCTTGACGATGATGATGGCAGCCAGCAGGTCGGAGAACGACTCCTTGTTCGCGAAATAGAGCGGATCGAACGTCGTCGAAAGCGACAGCGACGATACGAACTGCGGCGTGCCCGGGACGTTGAACAAAAAGAATGTGTCGAGATACGCGGCCCAATTCCCGCCGCGAAAGATGCCGGTCGGGTCGACAATCAGAGCGAAGGCGTTGGTCGCCAGCGTGACCATCCAGCCGCTCGGCGTGCCGTCGACAATCACCATGGTCAAGCCATTGTCGCTCATTGACACCGGCGTGGTCAGGTCGGGCGTGATCGTGCCGAGCGGCATCGCAGACCAGACGCCGGCGAGTATCGACATCGCATAGATGCGATTTCCTGCGCAGACATAGAGCGTGCCATTGGTAGCGTGCCACAGGCCCCGGATAGGCCCCTGGGGCAGCGTGGTCAGCAGCCGCAGCCCTGGCGTTGGATAGAGTGCCCAGGCGGCAGGCTCGCCCTGTACCTGCGGCATCGGTTCGGAATACAGGTTAAGCTGGCGCTGGGCCGACGCGATGACCGACCGGGACTGATACGCGCCGCCGCTCAGTTGCATGCGGGACACCTACCAAACCCCGCCCATCAGTTGCGCGACGCTCTGCCCCGGTCGGCCGCGCAACCCTTCGGGCATCGACATCGACGGCACCTGTAGGTTGGCATTGCGGACAGTCGCCAGCGCCGCGCGTGCCTGATTGAGCAGCGTAGGAGACGGCTGGAGGCCCGCAGCCGACGCGAAGCGGCAGGCAAGTCCGCTGACCACAGCGTCGAGATATTCCGGCCCCAGGCCGAGCAGACTCGCGGTCGACGTATAGAGCGGCAGCAGCGCCTTGGTGAAGAAATGCAGCTCATAGGCGTTGTTCGGCACGGGCCAGATGAACAGTTGGCCGAGCGGTGTCGACGGCGAATAGTAGACGGCGCCCGGAAACGAGGCGAGGGCCTTCAACGCGATCCGGTTGTAATCCTCGCGCGCGCGCAGCACCGTCATCGGATAGTCGAACGTGGCACCGTTCTCGTTCGGCAGCAGCCGAATGAAAGCGTCCTCGATGTAATCCGGGCGCACCATAGCTACGTCGCCGGTGGCGCCTACGGTATAGGATATCGCGCCGGTGCATGGCACGACCGTCTCGACTAGATCGGGCACCAGCCACCGCCGCTGCTGCCACTGTGCGATCATGGCGACCAGCAGCGACTGCGCGTCGTCGACATCCTTGCTCGTCTCGGACACGCTCTGCTTGTCGTTGATCCGGCCCGCCATGCGCAGGGCCATGAAGATCACCTGGAGGCACGTAGCAGGCACGCCCGGCATGATCGCGGGTTGCTGCTGCTGGTTGTTCGCCTGCACCAGGGCGAGCGCGTTGGCGGCCCGGTCCTCCTGGGATTTGTTCGGCGGCAGCCCGTAGGAGTCGCGCAGCCGCAGCGCCAGATTGAGCATGATCGCGCTGGCAACGCCGGTATCCAGCGTCAGCACGTCGGACAGATTGACGACCGTGGGAAACGTCCCGGGAACGACGGTGACGGTGCGCTCCTGCGTCCATTCGTCCAGCAGCGTCTGCGCCATATCGAGGCCCAGATACATGTCCTCCGCATAGATCGACTCCGCGAGCGACACCACGCCGGCGTTGAGCAGACTCTGCCGGATCAGGTCGCCGGCGGTCATTGTGGCGGCGCCTGGGCGGGCTGGGGCGGCACCACCCGGCTAAACACGCCGGCCCGTTGCGACGGCGCCGGCTGCTGCGCCTGGGCCTGCTGGGCGCCCCCGTTGGCGATGGCGAGCAGCAACGCGCCCGCGCGCGCGGAAACCGACGGGTCGTCGGGCTTGCCGTAGATCGGCCGGATGTTCGCCGCGAGATTCCACATCAGCGCCGGGATATAGGCCGGCGGCAGCGTCGACAGAGGTGCGGTTAGGCCCGCGAACTGGCCGAGCGACGCCTTGGCCTGGACGTGCAGTTCCCACGTCGCCGGGGGCACAGGGGTGAAGTAGACGACCCCGGATGCGCCCTGTTGCGCATCGTAGAAATAGCTCTCGGGTGGGCCAACTGCGGTTTTGGCTGCAACGCGGTCGTAGCCCTGCTTGCTGATGAACGGGAAAAGCGCGGTGTCGGCCCCGGTCGATATCAGCCGCGCAAAGGCCCCGTCGATCCGCTCCGGGCGCGCGCCGCCATAGGACAATACGAACGCCCCGGCGGCGCCAACGGTATAGCTGGCAGCCCCGGTCGCGACCACGAACGCCTCCGTCAAATCGGGCACCAGCCAGCGGTTTACCTGCCATTCGCTCAACAGCATGTTGAGCATGGTCAGCCCGTCGTTGGAGTCCTCGGCCGCCGGCGTCTGGCCTACGCCGACGATGCCGCCGGCGCGCAGTGCGAACGCGATCAAGTCGCCGGCGGTCTTGAGCGCCATCGTCTTAGCCGGCGTCCTTGGCGGCTTTTTCGCGCGCGGCCCATGCGTCCTCGTAGGCTGTCACAGCGGCCTTGTCCCGCAGTGCCTGTGCGAGTTGCGTCTCGGCGTAAGTCCGCGACATCAGCGCCTCGTCTTGGCTGTTCTTCCAGTTTGCCGCGTCGGGCAGCAGCGCGGCGCTGTTCGGATCGGCGACCAGCACCGCCGGATAGACCGGGTGGTAGAGCATCTTCGGATAGCCCGGAAACACGGCGGGGTTGTCCGGGACGATTTTGACGGGAAACACCGGGCGCGGGATTGGCGGCGCACCGATGATGGGCGCGGCTGCGACGTTCGCCGGGATCGTCGGTTGCACGTCGGGCTTAGGGGGCGGCGGGGCAGGCGGGACAACCGGAGTGTCGGCCATGTCAATAAGGCTCCGTGATGTTCGGTTGATAGACGCCGGGCTGCGCGTCGGTTTTCGCAGCGCCGGATGCTTTGCGCGCGACGCGAATGGTGTTGTCGTTGGGCTTATCCGCCCAATCCGCGCCGAGCGCCTCGGCCTCGGCATCCGATTTGACGGTCTCGGTGCGCCCGTTCTTGTGGTAACGGATCGCGGGATAGGCGCCCGGCTTGGCGGCATGCGGTGCCGGCGGCGGTGGGGTACGGGTATCGGCCACGGCGAACGTCTCCTGTTTGTATCAGCGGGTTTTACAGCGCATCGCCGACGATGCAGGCCCACTGCGGCCGCGTCCACAGATAGCCGTAGAGAACATCGAGGCGCGTGATCTCCTGGAAATTGATGCCGTCATAGAACGTTACGAGTGAGATCGAAACGCCGTCCTGCGACTCGGTTGCCGAGCGAATCACGCCAGGACCGGACGGGACATCGAGGGGCACGATGGCAAGCTGCACCGCCTTCGGATTCATGATGATGTTTTGGCGATAGGTCTCGCCCGCATTGAACAGGAACACCAGCGCAGCGCCGGCCGCCGGGCTGGCTGTCACCGTCTGGTGCGGGACCATGTAGTTGCCCTGCGCGTTGAGCGTAGTCGTGGGAGGCGTGATCGCCGGGAAGATCGGAATGCTGGTCGTGCCGGCCGGAAACACCGTGCCGGGCACAGCATCGACCGTGAACTGGCGAAGTTGCCCGTTGCTGGTCTTGTTAACGAGATTGATGCCATAGACACCGACAATCGTGAACTTGTCGCCGGCATTGATGGGCGCGGTCGTAGCCGTAATGGCGAGCGTCGTGCCGCTCTGGTTGGCGGCGCCGACGGTTACGGCGGTATAGGCGGCGGTGATTTGCTTCGGGACGGTTTGATCCATCGCCCAGTTCATGCCGATAACGTTATCCTTAATCATGCCCGTCTTGTACTGCTCGCCGACGGACGCCTGATTGTTGAACAGGCCCGAGAACGACGTAACCGAATTGCCCATGGTGATCGGGTCTAGGAACACCAGCCGCTGATCGCGGGGCACGCTCAGATTATCCAGCAGCGCACCGGCGCGCGCGAAAGTTCCGAACGTCGGGGCGATGGTGTTGTTGCTGCCGTCTACGTTGTGGACGGCGTTCGGTATGCGGTTGCTGCCGCTGATGACATCGGCCGCGATGATACCGGCGATGACGTTTACCGCCGGTTCGAGGTATCGCTCGCTGAAATCGACAATGTTCATGGTCAGGTCGACGGTGGTAAACGACAGATCGACGCCCGCCTGCTTGGCGACGACGAGGGTTTGCAGCGTTTCCGTTGTCGCCTGCGGCACCGCGACCGGCCCGGTGCGCGGCACGTAGTCGTTGGGATACCTGATGCTGATGGTGCTGCCCTGCTTCTGGCCGCGCAGGTTGGCGCGTCCGAACTCGTCCTGATATTGGCGGGGCACCGCCTTAATGAACGAGTTCTCGTTGCGCAGGATGTCGAGCGCGCGTCGCGCCAGCATCGTTGGGGTGAGAATGGTATTTGCCACGGTGGATTCCTCTGCCGCTCATAGCGGATGGGTCAAAGCGCGGCCGGGGCCAGGATTGGCCGAGTCCGTCAGACCGCCGTGGCAGAGGGAAAACCGCAGTCGCAACCACTTGCGTTCGTCTTGCGCGTTCGCGCCGTCGCACCGCTTTGCCCTGCGGGTCGGGTGGGCCTGGGGCTATCGGCCCCGCGCCTTTCGCTGCCGTTCATACCATGCCGAGAACTGCTCCTGCGTTCCATCCGGCCGGGGATCGGGTTCGCCACCGCCCCGCGCGAGCGGCCGGATGGGCGGCGGCGCATTGCTCTGCGGCACGGCCGGCGCCGCTGCTACGGGCTTCGCCGCGATTTTCGCCAGCGCCGCGCCCATGCGAGCCGGCGAAAGCGCCGCAATTCTTTCAGCCTCCTCCGGATCCTGCCCGAGTCGGTAGAGCAATTCGTGAGCATCGCCTGCCTCCATGGCCGCCTCGACCAGCTCGGGCTTAAATCCGCCGACGGCGCCCCAAAGCGTGCCGATGACCGCCGTAAAGTCGGGGTGCTCGGTCTCGCCCAGCTTAGCCACCGCGTTGCATGCATCGTTGAAGGCGGTCGTTTTCGCCAGTTCGGCCGCAGCCTTCGCCACATCGGCCTGATACGTCGCCGGCGTCGGGGGGGCGCCTGGCGCGGGCTTCGGCTGCGAATCGCGCAGCGCGGCCAGTTCGGCCTCCATCGCGGCGTTGCGGGCGGTCAGTTGGCGGACGCGGCGAACCTCCCACGGCTCGCGCTTTGGCTCGGCGGGCGCCGCAGGCGCGCCAGCAGCCGGGTCGGCGGCGTCCGTGGCACCGTCGCCCGGGGCCGGGCTGGAGGCGGGCTGCGGGGCCGCTGTAGCGCCAGGATCGGGTTGGCCGAGGGTGCCGGGGTCGGTGCCGCTCATGGGCCGTCCGGCAGGGCCGAATAGCCGTCCTCGAACTCTTTTTTCGGGCAGACCGAGCAATAGCCGTCGCGGTAGATCATCGCGTAGTCGCCCGGCGAGCACCGATTGACCATGCCCGGTTCGGTCGGGTGAAATGCCACAACGGTATGGTCGCCATAGGGCTTGACCAGAATGGTCAGCTTCCCGTCCGCGTCGACGATGTCGAATATCGGTGCGGCATGGACGGTCTTTCCTGCGACTCGGTTGCCGAGCGAATCACGCCAATGCGAAATGAACTTTGACCACTCGGGCATTGGGACCGCGTCGACGATGTCGAATATCGGTGCGGCATGGACGGTCTTATGCGAAATGAACTTTGACCACTCGGGCATTGGGCTTACCCTCCCTGCGCCGGCGCGCCGCCGGCCCCGTTCATAGCCGCCGGATCGGGCGGCGCGATGGCCTGCGCGTGCGCCGCGTCAGCCGCGTCGTGTTCCTGCATGATCGGCAGCGCCGGCATGCCGAGCAGCGCACTCAGCATCGAGCGCACCAGCACCTTCGCTGCCGAGGGATCGGCCGCCGTTACTGCCTCCAGCCGGTCGGTCTCGGCGCGGTAGTCGTCGGTCTTGGTCCGGTCGCTCTTGTCCTTAGCCTGCTCGGTGAGCAACGCGATTTGCGCCTTCAAGTGCGCAATCTCGTTGTCGGCCGCGCCCGTCGCCTGCATGGCGTGGGCGTGCGTGGCCTGTAGCTGCTGCTGTAGCTGCTGCTCCTGCGGGCTGGGGCCGCCCAACGCCTGCGGCGGCACCATGCGCTTCAACCGCTCTGCCAGCACGTCGGCACCCGGCCAGTCCATGTTTTTGACCATGATGTCGCCGGCGACTGCCATCAGCGCGGGGTCGGCCTGGACCATTTGCGTCACAGCGTTGACCGCTTCCTCGCGCTGCGTGGCAAACGGCGGCCCGACATCGGCCTCGACATCGTAGTCGCCCACGTTCGGGTTGAAAATGAGCCTTACGTTGGTCACGGCCGCGTCGTTGTCCGCCTGCTTCGCCCGATCCGGGTCGATCATCTGCGGGCCTTGCGGACCATCTTGGACATGCGCGTGCGCCTCCGGGAGATTCGGGTCGACATGGACATCCGATTGCGTGCCGTCCTCGGCCATGATCTTGATGACGCGGGCGACATCGTAAATGCGCGGGATCATGTCCAAGCAGATGCGGCCGATTTGTCGGATCGCTTTGGCCTGGTTGTCGATGAAGTGATACGTCGCGTTATCGCCCTCGCGCTGCCGCTTCTCGATGGCGACACCGCTGCGCTCGTTCGATGGCTGTCCGAAGTTGGCCTGATACTGGCCTGACGCCATCATCATCTCGTCTTTCGCCTGATTCATAAGATCGAGATACGCCGGCGCCGACACCGGCGGCTTTTCCCGCTCGGGCCGCGTAAGCTGCTGCCCGTTTTCGCCTATGCCGTTGTAGACGAGCACAGCCTTGTTCGTCGTATTCGCGTTCGCCCAATCCTCGACGCGGCCCTCGATGGCCTCGGCCGCCGCGATGTACGGCGTCTTGGTCTGGAGGGCGACGAACTCGGCCGCAGCACTCGACGCATAATTGTAGATGCGCTGGGGATCGAGCAGCGCCCGGGTGTGCCCGCGCCGGTCCATGATGCCGTCGATGACGAACTCCTCGCCGATCACCGGGACAATCGGGATGTATTTGCAGGGGAATATCTTCCGGTCGATGATCTCGTGCCCCGCGATCTTGTACCATTCGACCTCCGGGCGCCCGATGTCGCGGCTGCGGACGATGTTCGGCTTGGCCGCCTGCTTCCAGCCCTTCGCCATCTTGCTTTCGACCACAATGGTGCCGTCGGCAAGCTGATGCAGATGGTCGGTTTTCTCGACGCGGCGAAAATACTCGGCGACCCGGACATGGTGTTTCGTACTCCACATGTCGCCGCGATTATCGAGCGGCGCGGTCGACGACAGTTTGTCGCGGCCGTACTCGGATATGAAATCGTCGCGCGGCATGTCGAGGAACTTGAACGCGAATCGCATGTCCGACTTATCGTATTCCTTGGCGTCGGGGTCGATGTAGATGCTATCGGGCCGGTCCTCGCGGCGGATGAAAATGTCCTGATTGAAGCTCTTTTCTCCGACATACTCGGCCACGACCCGCAGATATCCGATGCCCTGTTCTACCTGATAATAAGCGGCGGTGCTGTATGCGTCGGTCGCCTTGCTCTGCGCCTCGATCCGCCGGACGCATGCGGAGAACACCTGCGCGGCCTCGTAGGTAGCGCCGCCGCCGGTGGGGCTGACCTTGACCTGTGCTTTGTGCTGTCGCGCGTCGTTGACGATTTGCAGGTTATGCTGGCGCGTCTTGTTGGTCGTCAGCGTCGGCCGGTCCCCGCGAATGCGGAGCGCGTCGTCGCCCCACTGATATTTGTTGCGGCTGTCGCCGTGCGCGAACCGTGCGTCGGCCTTGGCGTTCTGCCGCGCGAACGACTCCCAGTCGACGCAGCGGTCGAATCGCTTGTGCGCCTCGCCTACGATGCGCTCGTCGGGCGTGCCGGTTAGCTCGTCGTCATCGGTCATGGGTCAAGCAGCGTCCCGTCGATGATGCCGTGCGCTATGACCACGACAGCCTTGAGCGATTGCTCCGGATCGCCCGACGCCGCGCACAGGCAACCCATGAGGCCGGCGACTGCCGCGAGGCAGATGGTCTCGTCGTTGTGGACGCCTACGGTTTCCAGTGCGTCCAGCATCGCGCCGGTCGCGCGTCCGATGCGCTGTGCGTCCTCCTCCGTCGCCATGCCGTGCATCTATGCCCCCATCCACCCTGAGCCGTCGCTGCTGCCGCCGCCGTAGCTGGGCGACGGCGCGGCCTGCGCCGGCTTCTTCTTTTCCCGAGCGCCCATCGCCAGCATGCGAAAGCTGTCGGCGTCGTCGCTGGACCAATCGTGGACCGGCGAGGATCGCCACACCTGCCCGGCCTCGTTCCATTCGCGATGGTAGGATTTCAACGACTTCAGCCCCTTGGCGCATTTGGTCGCGTCGAACCAGCACGCCGGTAAGACCATCATCACGGCGTTGATACCGTCTTGGACGGCGCCCGGCCCGGTCGGCACGGTGACGATGTTGCGCATTCCCAGGCTGCCCAGCACGGCCCTGCGGCTGCGGCCCGTGCCCAACTCGTCGACCTCGACATCGTGCGGCAGCAGATGCCGGGCGTAGGTGTACGGCCGTTGATTCAGCAATCGCACGTAGTGATCGAGGCCCACGCCGCTGTCCGATATGTGGTCGATGATGCGCCATTGGCCCGACGGTGCGATCTGCGCGAACCAAATGCTCGTGCTGTTGTCGATCCCGAGATCCCAGCTTGT